ACTGTCCTGTGAGACGTGTAATAACTCTTAAGCTAAAGCCATTTTCTATAAATGCCATGTTTTGCCGTGATAAAAGGCATAAAACCATAGAGGCGCAGGAATGGTCATGTTCCGTATTAGTGGCACTAGCTTTAAAAGAGAATAAGAAAAAGTTAAAAGAGCTTCGTCAATACTTTGACCCAAAGAAGCATGTCTATAAAGTAGACCTTACCTTTTTCTATCCACAACACGTTTTGTTTAGAAAAGATGGTGGAGTGTCTGCCAGAGCACATGATTTATCTAATGTCGAAAAACCTCTCATTGATCTAGTATTCTTACCTATGTTTTATGATCGTCCTAGTCCATATGGTGCTAAGAATCTTAATATAGACGATAAGTATATTACAGACTTAAGGTCAAGAAAAAGAGTAGGTAAAGACTTTAGAATTAGGGTTACTTTAAACATAAAGGACTTACCTAAACAGTAAGTAACCTAGGTAGTAGCCCACTAAAAAACATACTAAAAACTCAACCATTTGGATTTATCCTTCTTAGGTTTCATACCCTCTAGCTTAGAAACGTAAACAGCTAAGTCCCATTCATTATCTATCTTTAGTTTTTGAAAGATTCTTTGCTTGTATGTGCTTATTGTCTTCGGACTTAAATTCAAATCGAATGCAATTTGTTTCACCATCAGACCATCTTTCATCTTTAATAGTACTTGAGACTCTCTTCGAGATAACTTCATTATTTTCTTGGCTGCCATTCCTAGCTCCTTGTATTCTTTTCATTACGTTATAATAAAACCAATTTAACATCATAACCCCTGGTCTAAAATAACAAACATTAGATCACCTGTCTTATGATGGATATCGACCATAATACTGCTATGATGTTCTTCTAAAAGTCTTTTCCATGCTTTTAAACTCTTAGGTAGTTCTACACTTTTTTCCATATCGTATTTTTTTATTAACTCTTCTTCATAAGCTTTAGCTTTCTCAGTAACATCTGACATGTCTCCACCTGCTTCAAAGAGTCTATCAAATCCTTCTTTCCACTCATCTAAAAATTTTTTAGCGTCTCCTTCATCTACTGGATTTCCTGATTGTTTAATGATCGTAACCATCCTCTATCTCCTTTAAGTATAGGGCTACTTTTGAGTGTCTGTATCTTGGAACTCGACATTCACCCCATTTGTTTATTTCTCTAGCTCTTATTATCTTTAGTATAGTAACCTCTAGTTTATCAAGGTCAACTGATGTTAATACTAAAAAATCAAAGGGCGTAGCGTTTCTAACTATCTGGTCTGACCTCTGGAATAACCAAGAGTGACCATACTTTCTAACTGATTCTTTAGATTGACTCTTAACATGAATCCTCATGTTTCCTAACTTCAAGTCTGCACTATATGACTTCTTACTTCTTTCATAGATAGTAAAGTCTGGTTTCCTAGACTTAAAGAACTTACAAGCTCCGACTTCAGCTAGTTTGCCTATGATAATATCCTCTCTCATTTTTAGTTTGGAGGATTCTCCTCTATATGCGTAAAGTTTTGCAGAGCCTTTTAGTTGGTCATCTGCAAACTTTTCACACTTATTAAGGTGGTATTTACTTAGTTTTATTATCATAACATAACCAATATTGTCAATACAGCTAGTATTCCGTTGAGTATTTTACTAAATGATGCGTCTGCTTCCTTTTTTACTATATACTTTTTCTGCTCATTTATCAAGCTCTTTTGTTTCTTTATCACTACTTTCTGACTTTCTATCGCCTTTTTCTGATCCTTCGCTACTTCCACGCAGTTCTCTAGCATCTGTACGCACGGTTGACAATCCTCTGCGCTTAAGGTCTGACTTATAGGCATTATACTTAGCCATGAAATCATCATAACCTTTATTAGCATGTTTGACATCCTCATCTGCTTTTTGGCTTGCATCTTTCACTTCCTCCTCCAGTTTTTTAATTTTGGTTTTTGACATCATGTCTTTTAGGAATGAGATTATGAAATCAACTATCCATTTGATTAATTGTTTCATATGTAACCTCTACGTCTTTTAACTCTTTTAACTCATCTTGAGTAGCTATATAATTTAAAGTATTCTGATTAGGTAAAGTTCCTTTACGTTCTTCTACATGAAGTTTGTGCTGTTCAAAAAATCCTCTAAACTCAAGAGTCCACCACTCATCTCTATTAACTAATACTAACAACGCAAATAAATCTGCTGTAATATTTTTATGAACTGGGTTTATTAGTTTTCCCTTGTAATGTGAAGTAGTCTTAACATCCACACATGTCCCATTTGATAACAATAAGTCATAAGGCTCTGTGCCACATCGAGATGATCTAGTGTAGATAGTATAGTCTGGGTAAACATTTAGCAATTTTGCCATTGCTAGTTCTCCTGCTACTCCTTCAAGCTCTGCCTTATTAACATCATAATCAACAGTTATTTTTGATTTCATTCCGTTATCTGCGTTGTTCTTTTTTCTACTTCTTGCCAATATCACGGCAGTTTGTTTCTCTACTTCGTTTAAAGTTATTCTCGTTCCTATTAAATTAGTGACCTTCATAAAAATCTCCTGAGATTTCAGCCGGAGCTTTTAAAGGCAACGACAATTTGTAAACATTTTCCATCAAGAACTGCACAGTCTTTTGCCACTGCTTAGCCTCTGACTTTGGAACTCTGACAATAATCTGATCATGAATTTGAGCACAGACATGTCCATCGACACCTTTACGTTTTAGTTCTCTTGCAATTGCTATACAAGCTCTGTTAGTGATAGAAGCTGCCAAACTCTGTATCTGAAAGTTCTTACCATTGTTAAGATAGTTAATCATTTCTTTTCTAAGAAACTTAATTTGATTATACCTTTTAGGATCATCATTAAACTGTTTCCAAATCTCTAAAGAATCTAGAATATAATCATGATGTCCTTTCCAAATCTTTGGTGCTTTTGGCATATGTCTGACCCTACCTGCCTCTGAAGCTACCTGACCTACTTTCTTAACCATATCATCGGTACGTTTCATCCATAACTTTAGGTCAGGGTATGCCTCTAGATAGTTTGATACTAGGATCTTAGCATCTGATTGTTTAATGTCTAACTGTTTCGAGAGTCCGTAGGCTTCAAGCCCATAGGGGATGCCGAGGCTATAGGCTTTTGCCTTTTGTCTAAGTTGTTTGTTGACTCTTCCGAGGTAATTCTTATCGCTTTTAACTGCTGAGACTCCATCGAGCTTTTCAGTAGCAATAGCGATTGTAGAATAGAAATCACAACCGGAACGAAAAATATCCTTGAGTCGTTCGTCTCCAGAAACATGAGCAAAGACATGAGGCTCAAGAGACTCGTAGTCACTATCGATAAAAACATAATTTTCTCCTGCAATAAAAAGTTTTCTAATTTGATTGTTATATTCTCTAACTACTTCGGAGGCTTGGTTTTCCTCCAAAGGTCTTGGTAATTGTTGTAGGTCTGAACCATAGCGACCACTAACTGTTTTGTGTTGCTGAAAGGATGGGTAGAATATTCCATTCTCTTGGTTATCTAATATCCTATCTATGTAAGTTCCCTTTATCTTGTTTAATTTATTGTAGTCTCTTAATAAAGAAGCCCATTTATACTTGTTTGCCATAGAGTCTAAGAAGTTATCATCTACTTGAGGATTACCTTTGTCGGTCTTAGATAAAGGCTCTTCCCCTAGAGTTTCAAAGAATAGTTTCTTTAAATGATGTTTCGAGGACAGATTAAACATGTAACCTTTTATCATAGTTAATTGTATTTCTCTGACCACATCATTAGGTAAGTATCCACCCTTTAGTAAGAATGTTTTATAAATAGAGTCCTCAAGAGACTCCAGAGCCTTCCCTGCTAGAGAGAAAGCCCCAGAGCCAGTTTGAGGTAGAGACAGGTTCGCATATTTTACGAGGGCTTGGGCAAACGGACCTGTCCTGCTAGGTGAAAAGTTTTTCCAAAGATACCAAGGCTCAAATACTTTCTTCAACAAGGGGGTAATTAAAGTCTGTATTTCTTCTTCATACTCAGCTATATCCTCTTGGATATCAACCTGTAGTCGCTTTAGGTTCTCGACAT